TAATTCACATAATAATGTATCTAAACATGTTGAATGGTTAATCTACCAAGATTTAAAAAAAAATAAACAAATAGGTGAAATTCCACTATAATTATGTGTCAAGTTAAATTATGTAAATATTGTAACATAGAAAAGGATATATCTGAATTTTCTAAAGATAAAAAAGGGGAGTGCGGTTGTCAGAGTAAATATGACATTCTCCCATGGTCTAAAGAACCATGGGTTTCTCAATAAGAGATGATTTATTCATTAGATTGAATCTATGAATCACACTGGATAAATCCAGTGGCTGTGTCATTGCAGCAAGATGGTTGTTAAAGTATCTTTCTAATATATTAATAGATGCATTTAAATCTCTATCTATTTCTATATCATTATTTAATTTAACTGTCCTATCACTTAAAGTTATTTTATCTTTAAATTGTTTATAGAATCAAAATTTGAACCGTGGATGAATTGGGATAATTATGGTTTATATAATGGTGAGTTAAATTATGGTTGGGATTTAGACCACATAATACCTATGTCGTCAGCTAAAAATGAAGAAGATGTGATTAAATTAAACCATTATAGTAATTTCCAACCATTATGTAGTAAAATAAATAGAGATATTAAAAGAGGGTAGACTACCCTCTTTTAATACTAGAAATCAATACTCATTTCTATCATCACAGTTCTACCATTTTCTAATCTAATCGGTATACTTAATTTACCAATCATAACTAAATCACCAGCAGTATCATAAATACCAATTTCACTTATTCTAATATCAGGTACTTTAATACTAGTATTAGAACTTCTAGTTGGGTTTGATGAAAATCTAAAAGCGTTAGCTGGTACTGTTACGTTAAATGTTGTTTTATATATGTTAGCACCAATATATGTTTCTAAATTACCATAAAAGAATCTTTCGTCACCAAATTGCAATGAATCATGATTAGAATTATGAGCCATACCTAATGAATCCATTATACTATATGTTGTATCACCAAAAGATGTTGAATAATCTAAATTAAACCCAATAGCAGTTGGGTTTTGATTTTCTAATTTTTTAGGGTTAATAGTACCACCAATTGTAGCTGTTAATCCAGTAGTTGTAAAATCATGTGATTTCCAAGTGTTTGGTGCTGGTCTATCGTTATCAACAGTAGTTTGATATAATAATTTAAAGTTTCTAGCTGACCAACCCATACCATCATAATCAATAGCTTCTTCTTTTCGCATGAATGGTAATAAATCTACATCTGATAATCTAAATTCAACATCTTTTTTAGATGAAGTATTATTATATATTTTAGTATATTTTTGACATGGTAATGTTGATGTTAATCCACTAACAGTATTATTGTCAAGAACATATGTTAACCACATTGTTTCAGTTGGACTTAATACTCCACCACCTGAACCAGCATTTGGTGCTTTTAAGTTTGCAACTAATGGTGGTAATGTCCAATTTCTATTTGATTTATAAGAAATTGCAGCAATTAATTCGTCATCAGTTAATACAACCATTTTCATTTGTGGTAATACTCTTCCAACTACTAATGGTGTTGCGTCAATTGGTATTAAAGTAGGGTCTTCAATTAAATCAATATATTCAATTTGAGATGTCCCAACAATTTGTGTTGAACCACTAGCTAAAAATGTCATACCCATTGTTGTTCCACTAGCTGTAGAAAAATCTCTACGATGCCACATTAAATCTGGCAAATGTAATTTAACAGTTTTACTATTTGTATTATCAACGAAAAAGAATTCACCATAAAAATTAGAAATAGTGTGGTTAGTATAATGTATTACTGACATTGATTTTATTGCTGTATCAAATACGGATTGTCCTGGTTGAGAACATGTATCAATTATACTATTAGTGTCACCACTACTAATGCAAGAAATTTCCATATATGGATATTTAAATCCAGAATATGAATAAGAACCAAATAATTCATAATTTTCATTAGGTGTAGATACAATATTATCAACACCAGTTCCAGTCATTCCAACTAAATCAGTACAATAGATATTATTCATGTTCCAAACTGGTACATCACCAGTTGATACATCACAACAACCATCAAAGTTTAGTGTATTAGTATTCCAATATGGTATTGGTGATTGAAAGTCATAATAATCAGTAAAATCACTAGGATATATTAAAAATTGTGTTGATGCTGTCATAGCGCTTAAGTTAGGTAATTTCCTATCTAAAGTAATTGTATCACCCACATTAATTGTAGTACCAGTTGATTGAATCTTATACCATAATTGTGGTGACGGTACACTATTTTGATTATCAGATAAATTTATAGTATCATTATTTAATTTTAATAAAATAAAATCGTTTACAGCTAATGCATTACCAGCACCAATTACTAATGTAGTTCCACCACTTAACATTGAGTTAGTTATTTTACCAAATGATTTAACATAAGTAGAACCAGTAAGAGTTGTAAAAGTAGTATGTGTTGTATCACCAGTAAAAAATCCTCTTTCAATTGCTGAATTATTTACAATTGCTTTAATCGTATTTATTTGACCAGCTGTAAATGAATTTAATGCAGTTACACCATCTATAGTGACAAAGTGTTTTAAATTTGGTTGTAAATCAAATGGCATTGTTATTTTAGTATTACCAATTGGTAATGTTGGTTTGGTATCCAAAAGACTTTCTTTTTCATAATTAATCTCCGAATCACCAACGGACCATGCACTAAAGTTTAATTGACCTTGTGCTAATTTTTTTCTACCAGTATCAGTTAATTTAATATTAACTAAAGCTGATGTACCATTTTCTGTTGTTATATAACTCATACTATTTATAAATATATTTTATTTTAATAATAAATACTCAAAAGTAAATAATTTAGTAATTATTTGTTGCATTTGTGTTAACTGTAATTGGTGTTATATCACTATATTCAGTTAACGTAATATTATCATTAGCTATCGCTTTATACTTTTTATAATTTTTAATTCTATAATATAATTGTGTCCCAAAACCACCAATAAGTTTTATTTTTGTTGAATAACCAGTGACACCGATAACGTATGGTACATCAACTGAATTAACTATATTAGTAAATGCTTCATCATATGCTAATTCAACAATAAATTTACCGCTTAAATCAATTGGTGCTGGGTCAATGTCCCAAGCTACTATTGGGTTAGGATTACTAATTTTTCCTTGGACTTCTGTTAATGAATTATAATATATATTAATAATATCGCCAACAATAATATTACCTTCTAATATTAACCTATAAATATTAGATGATGATTGATAATAATCTATATCATTAGCTAACATCATACCGTTTAATGTAATAGCAACATTATTATTAATATTGGGTTCCATTGTAGTATACAATTCGTATTTATTTGTTGTTGTATTGTAATATACTTTATTACTCCCTTGATTATTACTAGGTCCAGTAGGTATCGTATTTTGAATATCATAAGTATCAACTCTAAGAGTACTGCCGACATTATTTGTTGAAAAAGCTATAGTCATTAAATCACCTTCGACAGCTGGGGTTAATAATTTTAAAGTATCTATACTTACAGACCCATCTGTAAATCCACTTAATACATAATCATATTCAACAGCTAATGTTAACCCATTTAATGATACAATATAATCACCATTCGCTGATGGTAATATCACATCTGTTTGACCACCACTTAATTCAAAACTATTAACTGAAAACGCATTGATTGCTAAATTATTTACTTGACCTAATCTAATTTTAGGTATTGCTGGTTTTCTAATGACAACCATATAATAATCATTTAGACTATCATAAATACCATAATTATCGCCATATTTAATAACTGATGTATCTAAAGCTTTATTTAATAATGAAGCCATTTCTGTACCAGCAGTATATTCATAATATCCTTTAATAATATAATCACCATCAATTAATAGATTATTTATCGGTATTGATAATGTTGTTGCACTAGTAGCACTAAGTTTAACCCAATTAACTGAAGTTGATTTATACACCGCTGGTGAATTAAATCCCTTAGTGTTTAAATTATATTTATATACTTCAAATTTAAATTTACTTTGACTAATATCATTAAATGATGTTGTGTTTGCTGTAAAAATACAATCTAATATAATATCACTTTGTGTATCAATAACATATACATATGTATCATTAGTGGTTAAACCACTAAAATCTAAATTAAATACATCAACTTGTGTTTCACAATAACCACTAAATGTATTACCAGACGATGAACCAGTTAATGGACAATCATTAAGAACATTTAAAACACTACTTAACGTTAGTTTTAATTCACTCGAAGGTTGTAAGATAGTATAAGTTGTACCAGTGTTACTATAAGTGTATCCTAGACCATTAAAAGCGGTTATAACTGAACCACTAAATTCATTTATTGTTGGTATATCACCAGTTAGTCCAGTACTACTAAAAAAACTAGAACTATATATTAAATAATTATTTTCATATATGTTAGTATACCAATCAATAGAGTTAAAACATGTACCACTTAAACTATTAATTATAAAGCAGTTAGTGGTTGCAGTAAATATATCATTATATGACATACCACTTAAATCAAATGTTAATTCTTTTTGATTAATTTTACCAGCATTAGGTATTGTAAATAAAGGCATATCGTAAACAAATAAATCAGAGCTAGTTGAAACAACTCCTACTGTACTATTTCTTTGTGCGCAAATACCTCCTTGTCTATATATTCTTTCTTGATGACTCATTAATATGAAATTTCTAATTCTGTAAAAACATTATTACTATTTATAGCTAACCCATAAGTTAATGGTTCTATTAAATTTTCAATTGAAGTTACTTTACTAAAATCAATTAAAAATGCTTCAATAGTACCTAATTTTATATGATTACATTTTAATTCAGCTATTTCGAAAGTTAATTTATCAATCATACCAATTGTGGTAGTGAAATTATCAGCTAGAGTAACATTAATTGATTTGATTAAAAGTGCCATATATATAAATATTAATTATTTAACTTTAATTATAAATTATACAAAATTACTTTTATTCGTAAAGTGATTTCGTATATTCTAATACTTTACCATAAAATATTGGTGAACAATGTGCTGGTCCACTAGCTAAGCAATAATTAACACTTTTCTTAATTTGAAATACGTTACTACTAATTAATTGATGTGTTACTGTATCAATTTGCGATGTTATATCATTAAGTTGTTGTGTTGTTAAATTACCAAATGTTTGTATTACAGTATTAGTTTGAAAATTAAGTTTTATTGGTGTATCTGGATTACTTCTAGGTGTTTCATCAATTTGAGCTGCCGCTTGAAAATTAATCGTAGTAGCTGAAGTAGGTAATACTTCAGGCATAGCTTGTGGTGTAATATCATATATTATTGTTTCTGCTGACCAATTAATAGTATTAATTACACCATTACTAAATCTTTTAAACTCTAAATTACTTCTTCTATATTTATGTTTTTGTTGATGGAATGTGATATTTCTATATACATCTGTTGCTCCCCATATAGTTGTTGCTGGAACAAATTGTTCAGCTAAATCAACCCAATGTTTACCAATTAAATCTATAAATGTATCCATTATATTATATGTAAATTTATTGAACGGTTTATCATAGTTACCGCAATTACCTAAATATCTTTCGTATAATAACCTAAGTGTTGGGTATGAACTTAATGTTTGTCTATTTTTAACATCAATCAACTCTGCGTTAACTGCTTTCCTAAATTCATCAACATTATTAATATTTGGTAAATCAGTTGTTAAAAAAGTATCTAAATTAACTGTAGTACAACCACTAATATTTGGTCCAGTAATACAACTATTAATAGTTGTGCCAGTTGACCCAGTAATTAAGTAGTCAATCACACATAATACATCTTCTTCTATTGCATTAGCACCATCAATTTTTAAATCAATTTCTTTTGTATTAATAGTTAATCTATAATCATCAATACTATATTGCGTTTCTCTAAATTGTAAATCATGTTCTCTGTTGCTCGTTTCAGTATAGGATACCCAAGATTTTCTATTATCCATTACCCTTTCAATTTCAAATTTAGGTGATTCTGAAATAATAATTTCTTGATTATGTAAACTTTCACAAGTTTTAGTTAAATTTAAATTATCAGTTAATATACATAAATCTAAACAACAATTTTCAATTCTTAAACTTATTTTAATTTTTTTATTTTTAATTTTTGAAATAGTAGCATCATCCATTATTTTGTTATAATATAACCATGATGAATTATACCAATCATTCATTTTTATGTTTAATGCTGTTTGTTCGTCTGGTGTTGTTGGGTCTGGATAATTACCCTTATATTGTGTTAAATATAATTCTTTTATAAATTCATCTCTATGTGTATTACAATTAGTGTTTGGAATAACTGCACTTTTATCTTTAAATGGTGATTGTAATATACCACCAGCAGTAGTACCAGATATCAATATACCAGTATTAGGTGAATTATTAAGAATAAAATTTAATAAATTACCACTACCAATATTGAATATTGATTCTTCATAAACTAAACTATAAGCATTATTTAATCCTTCAACTTCTAATGTAAGATAAATCTGTAAATTTTCTAAGTTAGTTATCGCATCAGCAGCTGGGTTAATCGATGGTGTATTACAAGTTTTATTAAATAGGTCACAATCAAAATTTAATATATAATCTAATGATACGTTTAATGAACATGTTTCCCCATCATTAACTTTGAATATAACACCATCGTTATCTTTAGGATTATAAACTATTTTAGTAGTACAATCACTGCAAGAACTTGGGATATCAGTCCAGTAACATGTTTGTGTTTCAATATCAAATTTATAACCTAAAAACTCACAACAAGTTTTATTATTAACAAAAATATTTGTATATTTAAGAATATCGCTATTAGTATTTACTACATTTTTCTTTTTTACACTAACAATACCATTAGGGTTATTAAATAATTCGTAACCATTGGATATTAATTGAGTATTCGTTAAACATGGTTGTTTACTAATATAGGTATTACTACTATTATAACCATTACTAACCCCTTCGTATTTATACATTTAATTCTTTTATTATAATTATCTATTAATATAATTTATTTTTAATAATATTACATAGTTATTGTCTTATGTTATAACATTTAATCGATGTGTTGGACAAGGTAAAACACCTTGCGCTTTTAATAAGTAATCATAACCCACTTCTTTCCAAAATGTATTAATACTTAAATTAAGTCTTTGTAAACTATATGCGTTAAGTTTACAAGCATAACCTTTAATCTTTGTGTCAGGGTCAGTGACTAATTCAGGTGTTGTATAATTTAAATTACAAAAACATGAATCAGATGGATGAGTATATTTAAATTCTACTGGACCAGTTTTACCCCATGAATTAAATGGTGTAGCAAATTTTAAATATAACTTAGTACCACTAGACCATGTAAAATCATTTAAAGATATTGCACCACCAATAACACTATTAGGGTTACCAGTACCAACTACAGAAGTTGTATATGATGCTTTTGGGCTATTGGGTTTTGTAGTTTGAAATGGTAATTGCCATTGACAAGTTAAAAAACAACCACCACCCTTATTACCTAAATCAGTTTTTTCACCTAATGATTTTGTACAAATGTATCCATTATTTCTATATGATGCAAAACAACCATTTGCTGTTGTGCACTTTGTTAAATATTCATCATATTTGTATGGTGTACCACCATCAATTTTACAACATTCTTGACTTCTATATATTGAACCTTCACCTAATGTTTTATACAGAAATATATTTGGGAAAGTATCATAATCAATACCAGAATCAACATAGTTAATTGATACATTAGTATTACATGATAGGGGTTTAGCAACTTGTGGTAATTTTTTAAGACATACTGATAATATGTCATCTTCAACTTCACATGGACAACCACACACAGTTTCTTTATAATTAGGGTATGGGTCAGCTATAATACTAGTTGTAGTAGTTAAACATTTTATTGGTGAACCACCATTACTACTATATGTATCAATAAATGTTTTTCCACTATAGTAATTCATTTTACCCTTATTATAATTATAGAATAAATTAGTGGTACCAGTTAATTTAACTTCATTAACTATTGTAAATGGTTTAAAATCAGGTATTAAATTATGTAATTGGGATAAATATGTTTGACCACCATCATATGGACCAATATGTGGGTTGTTGCCAGTTAATATATGTTCACTAGTTCCAGTTCCAGCTGTTTGTCTATACCATAAACCACTTTTTTGAAAATACATGTCACTAGTTTGAGCTGGGAATTTTGGAAACCCATCTGAATCTAAATTATATAAAGCTAAATCAGTATCTAAATTGAATCTTTTTAATATTGCATAAAATATATTCATATCTATTTTATTTTTAGCTCTATAGATATATTCATTTAAATCTACAAGACCTTTAGGTATACCTAAAAATTTAAAAAAGAATTCAATACCTTTTCTAGAACCTTTTGATTTAAACAACCAAGCAGAATTTAATATAAGTCTTCGCCACATCTCAGTTTCAGCTTGTTGCACTGAAAGACCAGTACTTTGTCCAGAATAAGATGATTGTTTTGTTTCAACATAATGTTTTAATAAATCATTATCACTTAATGCTGTAGTTAATTCCCATCCTAAATTTTTAGCTAAACCTTTAACTAATTGGTCTGGAGTATTACTCTTTTTATCATATGTTACAGTATTAAATAATTTAAGACCATCCATCCATATTTTAACTTCATCAAAATTCCTACCATAAATTTTAAGAATTTTAGTCATTTTTTGACCACTAGTTAATTCAAGTGTTCCATCTAAGTTAGGTAATGAATCAAAGTCAGCTATCGAATCAGAAACTAAAAATCTAGTTAAAATATCAGAACTAGCTTTATCACTAGATGTTCCGATTTCAATTAATTCATTAACATATCGAACATACTCGTTTGTTGAAAAATCTATATTATAACCATCTGATACTGGCCATGTAACTAATTTTTTAGCTTTATATATTACATTATCTGAACCAGCTCTATCATAATCATACGTTGATGTATATTTTGGTGCTGTGTATCTATTTAATATATTTTGTTCAAATGAATTTAAGTTATTAAAAAATTCATCTACTTTTAATTTATTTGGTCTAATATGATATATACTATTTCTACTTGTTGCTGTTGTTGTAATGTCTTTAAATGGGTCACCCTCTACGACTAAATTAATATAACCACTAATTTCATTAGTCGCACCAGTAAATTCTAATACATTATATTCAATGTCATTATAAGCAATAACATAATCCACATAATTTAATGTAAAATTTCTAAGTTTATTATCTTCATTAAAAGTATCAATAACGTTACCGTTTTGAGTGAATACTAATTCAAAATTATTAGTAATAAATGTTACGTCAACATCGAATGAAGACTTATCATTATATGCATCATAAATATAGTTTTCAACAGTTAAACCAGTAAAATTACCATAATTAGTTATTAATAATGGGTTAAGATATAAAGAAGCTGGCCAATAAGTAATAATATTTTCTAATGTTACTCTAATGAATTCAGTAGCTGAACCAAAATAAGCATAACTAGATAATTTATTATTATCTAAATTTAATTTTATATTAACATTATTATTAATTAGTTTTTCAACATTATTAGTAATATTTAACGTAGTTAAATCGTAAAATTGTGTAAAATCTTTACCTCTAAAAGAATGTTCACTCCTATTACTTGAACTTGTGGTAACAATAAAGTTACCCATTGTAAATAATGAACTAGATTGATTAGCATTATTATCAATATTAATAATCGATTGATTACCAACTAAGTTATCAGAAAAATTTCTATACTCAATGTTACCATTATAGATTACTCTTTGAGAATAACCAGGAACCCTTATCAAATCACCCTTTGCCATTTATTTATACGTTTGCTATGCTATTAAAATCTTTACCAAAATCAATACTAGTTCTTTCTTCTCTAACTTCATGAAGAGGTTTACCACTGAATCTGTCTTTAATTTCAAATAAGTTATATTGTTTATAGATATTATTATCAAAATTATATAATGTATAAATACCATCTTCAAGACCTTTAGTTTGATTACCGAATAATCCGTAAGCAAGTGTATCGAAATCATGTTCTACCATTTCAACTTCAATTGTAATTGGGTTAAAAAATGTATGTGTTAATATAATCTCTTGATTTGGTACACCAATATATGGTAATACATCAGGTTTAACATTTGTAGGTGCATTTGGTGTAACAGTACAAAACACTAATGTAGCATTATCATTAAAACGATATCTAATCGCTTTTTGATTAGTGTTAGTTAAATTTTGTGTTACTGGTTCAGTTCTATTATTTGATGTAATAATCCTAAATAAATTTCTAACTTTAATAGCTGGATTTGCTGTATCTAAATATTCAATTCTATAACCAATTAAATTATTATTTTCAAATTTACTAACAAAATTAGCAACTTTGGGGTCTGATACATCTAATACAATACCTTTATTATCTGGTAATGCTGCCAATACACCACAATCTACAATTTTAGTTCTAATTTCAATAGGTTTAATCACAATAGTATATATACCTTTAGCTTGAAATTGTGTTACTGGTAAATTAAGTGTATATAAACCGCCAAAAACATCAATACCATTAACACTATCGTTAACGTTAGATAAATTATTACTACCTAATGCAAACGTACTTGTAGTTTTAGTTTGTCTATCTGGTGAATAAAATACCATCATTTCTACGTCAGCTGGTGTCACATCAGCACCCCTAACTATTCCATACATTCCACTACTCATATCCTTATTTTTATTATTTTATTATTTTATAAAACCCATTGACTATGTATAGGTATAACACTAATTCCACCTCTTTCTATAAATATGTTAAATATTTTATTATTTTATTATTTTATTATTTTATAAAATCCGTTACCGAATTTCTCTAATTGTTCTAGCGTATTTATCTCACCCAATTGACCATGCATAGGCATAACACTAATACCACCTCGTTCAATGAAAACATCGCTTTCTACTTTTGGTGGAGTTGTGATGTGTAATAAATATTCTTGTCTAGTTGAAGCATATAACCCAACATTTGTTAAATTAAAACTTTGACCCTTATAAAACATTTTAGTTATACTAGTTTCACCAAAATCATCTATAATAGCATAAGATTCACCAGTGTTTGCTGTAACACTCATAAATAATATCCCATCATCTTGATACGGTGGTAATATATTACTGTAATATTTATTAGTACTATCAGCGAATTCAGTGTATATTATAGGGTTTTTACTATTATTACTAATAACTTTATTTAATCCAGTAACAGTTCCACCAGTAAAATTAGTATATACTTCTATATTAACATCTTTACCAACTATTAATCTACTATCTCCAGTAAACCCATAACTATGTGAATTCTCTATTCTAGATTCAGTATAACCGCTAATATCTAATCCATCAGATAAGTAAGCTGATAACCCATAACCAGCATTTCTAGTGTCTGGACTTAATGTAGATTTTATTGTTGTAAAATTAGCACTTGGATTTATACAAAAATTAAACGTATTAGTATTAGTATCTTTTAATTTATTAACTACTAACGTATAATCAACTAATACACCAGTAGTTGGGTCAGTAACCCCTTTAGGTATATAATCTAAACTATGTACCATACCAAGGTCTTTAATATCTTGAGTTAACGGTATTAATAAACTTATAGTTGTAGCTGTTATAGTTCCATATGTTGAACCTGAGTATCTACTTCTAAGACTTTCTAATAAAATTCTTCGTTTAATTATTTCCATTATAGTACAAATATTTCATATAAATTAACTTCGTATGTATCACCATTAATACTAACATTTGAAGAGTAATTAGTATCTATAGTATAATAATAACCAGTATTATCTTTTGATAATAAATATTTTGTATGTACGTTATTTTTTAAAGTTGTCCCATTTGTTGTGATATTTAATTTATCGATACTAACTTTATTACTAGTTGACATTAACCTCATTACTTTACCAGTTTTAGCGTTACTAAAACTAGCTTTCATAAATAATTCTTTGGGTGCGGTTTTAGTTATTTCATCTTTATAATAATAAAAGAAAAACCCTTCACCATCTTTACGTCTATCTTTCAATGAGTCGCCAACGGTAAATTCTAAATTAATTTGTTTAACTGAATTAATTGTTCCCCATGGTGTCGAACCAGGAGGTGTAAAAAATGATGTACTAGGTAAATTAGTTTTAGCAAAAAATTTATCATCAACTCTAGGGTATATAATTAAAAAAGCTACTAATTTTTGTTTAGCAATATTATCACTATCATAAAAATTTAACCTTAAAAAACTTTTTTTAAATTTATTTTTTCTATTTTTAATATCAGTATCATTAAATTCAGCATCAGCGTATGTAGCACTTATGAAATTATTTGTACTATCTAAAAAATATAATGAATATGTAATTGAATCGATTAAATTATTTAATGGTGCTATAAAAGTTTTTATAGGACTAAATCTACCTTGTTCCCAATCAACAATTTGATTAATACTATTCTCAATTTCAACATCAACAAATTTAGTTTTAATAATTTCACTTTGGTCCACGTTTTGGAAATCTAAACTTAACGGTATTGTTAATGTAGTTGCGGTTAAGCCAGTCGCACCATTTAATGATGGTATTTTAATTATATATTTATTAACATGCATTATCTGATGAATTTATGCTAAAGTTATCTGAAATAGCGTCTCCGATAATATCGGCTGGTGACGCTAATTTATCATTACCATTGTAATATAAATCAAAATTACCAAATGGGTCTTGTCTCCTTACTGGAAAACATATGTTACTATATAAATAATGACATCCGTTTAAAAAAGGGAATTCAATAGGTGTATCAATACCATCGTTATAACCAATATCTAGTAAATCTCTCCATAAATAAAGATTATTACCTATTAATTCTCTATATTCTGGAATACCTACAGTTTTATCATTACCTTGTTCAACATAATTAGAATATTCTCTAATTTGTATTTTATGATGTGGATTATATATATAACCCTCTAACCTACTACCTTCAATTGTTTTATTTTGTTTTGTAACATCAGGTTCAGCTGCATCGGAAATCGATATATCACTAATTAATTCTCTATCAATAGTGTTAAATCTATGCATTACTTTAGCTAATATAATTTCCCTAGCCTCATATTTTGAATATTCAACAATATCACCATAAAATTCATTATCATTAATGTCAACACCGTTACCGAATGAATCTAATGGGTCATGACTATTGAATGGTGCTTTACTACTTGAACCAAGTGTATGCATTTTTCTAATATTACCAATTTTCCTAAATTGAGTGGTGTTTGTTTTAGTATTACCCTCTATATTAGCCATGTCAAAACCATCCATGATTTTTGTAAACGTACTATTACTATCTGTTTTAAGTATGGTAACATATATTTCAGTTATTGGTCTACCTAAATTATCTTTAAGATTTTCAATATCAATATCTTCATTAATTATTAATTGAAATAATTTATCATTAAAACTAGTAACAGCAAACCCTACTGGGTATAATTCATAATCATCGGTCTCCATTTCTTTTTGTGTACTAAACATTTTAATCTTTCTAAACTTTCTAATATAATATTCAACTTCATGACCAAAGTAAAGTCTCTTTAATCTACCACTGTTAAATGCTACACCAATTAGACCACTAATAGATGGTATAGTTACATCAATAGAGATAGTGAAAAAGTTTTTCTTATAGTCACCATTATCTAACCCTAATGATAAAACTGAAAAAGTTCCATTCAATAATGTTGATGGCATATTACTTAGATTGATATCATCACCATTAACTAAATTATGTGGAACAGCAGTACCTAAACATACTAATTGTCTACCACCGAAATTTCTAACTGTCATTGTTGTAATTAATAACCCATTATTAACTAAATAATGTGTGTTATCACTTTTAGCTGGATATGTTACAACAATATCCCAATTTTTATTAATATTATTATTAAAATCAAACCTATACCTAGTTGGTTCCATATCATAAAATGAACAATCACCAGCCTTTGTATCATCTGGGTCAAAAAATCCAAACCATCCATTAATTTCCTTAAGACTTTTACGTATAGCTTGTTCATAAGTATAATCTTCTCTACCAAGCATTGGGTTGGTAGTTAAAGGTGCTTGTCCACCATCACCAGCTTGTGTTTTTAATATATCTTGTTTAAAAATATTATTATTAAATACTTCCCAACCATAGCTACGAGTCTTATCATTTAAATCATCCGAACCAGGTTTTAACCCAAAATCTTTAGGTACTTTATCACTACTTATATTAAATAAAACATTACTAATTAATGGGTCTATAGTAGCTATCAATCTATATTTCTTAGAAGCATTTCTTTCTTTGTTGAATTGTTCAACTTCATTAACAATATGATTAATCTCACCAGTAGGTAATATTTTTTGTTCACTAATAAATGGTAAATTAATCAATGTATCGATATTTACCGATTGTTTCGATGTAAATTTATTTAATCTTTGTCTTATTCTACCTATTGCCATATTACCTATATTTTATTATTGAAGTGGACTATTTGGTGATTTTAATATTGTATTACCTAATTCATCTATTAATGGCCCATTAGTTTGATTATAATATAAATATACACCAGTTGTACTATCTATAGTACCATAAGTACCATCTTTATCACCATCAAAATCCCAAGTACTTAAATCATGACGAATTTTATTCTTACTAACATTAAACGCATTTAATTGTTGATTGTCAGATACTTCAATTATTATATCATTAATCTTTGGTATCCAAGTACCAGTTGAGCCCTCGTATCTAGAGGCATACACATTAAACTGTCTACCCCAACCACCACTATTACCACCTTTAGGGATGCAGTCAACACACTGACTGTTAAGTTTACCTAATTTAAGCCAACCACCATAATATGGTTTTTTAAAAACACTATTCCACGCAGTATCACATGATAACCCAATCCAATATCTTTCGGTATTTGGGTTAGTAATTTTAACTCTAACGTGATAAATATCTTCAGCAGGACCACTACCATATGCAAACATTTTATGTCTATAAACTACATTACCACTTATAGTATCATATAAGTTATCTGTACCATATTTATCTGGAAAAGCTGAGTTATAATTAAATAAATTAGAGTCAGGAGAACCACCTTGCCAAGTAGCATAAGCATAATCTACATACCCATGGGTAGTTAGACCAATTGGGAATTTGTCATTACCTCCAGGTTGCGTAATAATGAAATCATATTTTATAGCACTACCTTGATAAAATGAAGTTGTAGTACAACCAATATTATCAGTGACAGTTATTTTGTAAGGTTTATAAGTACTATTACTTTTATTAAAACCAGCTGTTAACCCGAAAAATTCAACCAAATCACCACTATTAGTAACTGTTTTAGTGAAAGATTCATTACCTTCAATATCAATTGTAAATGGTTGATTTGAACCATATATGTTAAATGAAACAAAACCATTATCACCTTCTTTAGTTGTTACATTAACTTTTTTAACTAAATTAACAATAATTGGTGGTGGTTCTTTAATTGTAAATGAATTTGGTGTTGTATTACCACCTAAATCTGTTACTTTTAAATTGTATGTTCCAGCAACTAAATTAGTTGGTGCTGAACTTGTACTAATAACTGTACCTATTTTAGGTATAAATTTAATATTAGTAGTAGAAAGTAATATATATTCAAATGTATATGGTGGAGTTCCACCTTCAACACTTACTTCAGCACTACCATCTTCATTACCATTACATTCTAACATAGGTGTAATGTTAGGATTTAATGGGTCAATACTACTAGTATGAGTAACGTCAATAATTAATGTTTCTGGTTTTATAATAGTAAAATTTGAATTACATTCAGTTTTAATAGAACTACCACTATCTTTAGCTATCATTATATATTCACCTTCTGATAGTGGTTGATTAGTACAATCACCATAACAATACCCAGCTGTAGGTGTACTATAAATTGGTGGTAAAGTATATGTTTGACCAATTATTGGGATACCATTTGCGTCTAATTTTTGTATTGTAATATTATATGGCGCAGTACCATGACTTAAATTAATGTAAATATTACCATTACCTTTAGCTGTTATAGGACTAGGTCTTACTTCACATTCAACACCTATAAACCCACCAACATTAACGCTAGTTGTTACTATAGTGCCAGATGAATCTGTAACAGTAATCGTATAAGTACCACCATATAGACCAGTAAATGGTAAGCCTTCTGGACAATTAAGCAAAGTATTATTACATGGTGCTTTACTTGCACCGTCATAACAACATGATACTCTACTACCATTAACTAATGGACCTTCCCATTGATATAAATAAGGACCAACACCACCGTTAACTGAAATATCTATTGAGCCAATACCTTTACCATCATTAGAATCATCAATTATATCATTAATAACAATACTCATTTCTTTTCTATCACTTCGAATACAATCTGGAAAAAAATCAGTTTTTAATCTAGTTATAGCTGTTTTACCAGGTAATAAACCAAAATAAAAGTAAAATGAATTTTCATATGTCCAAATTAAATCTGATTTACTTCTAATTCCTCTAAATTTATCGTAATATTTATGATTATATTGATATTCATTACCAGTAAGGTCAAATGGTATTAATTGTATTTTGTTACTCATTAAAGGTGTTGGGTCAAAAGTACCGTTAACATAAGCAAATGCACCTCTAATAAATGTATTTGATATATCAGCGTTTAAGATTTTAAAATCAGCTTTAGAGCCTCCATCGTCTCTATTATCATCATCACTATTAACACCTAACTCACATAACCTTTTAATGTTATTACATTGTTGAGAACCAACACCTAATGATGTACAATTTATATTACAAATTTGTGAGTTACTTAATTTATTATCTGGAGAATCAAATCCAGTTTCCATAATATCACCAGTATATGGTCCACTATCGTGATATACATTAATTAATGGTGGTTTATTATAACTTGTATCAACTAAATACTTATGAATACTAGGTAATCCTTGCCAATCACAATCAAATACAGCACCTAGACATACAATTTTGGTAGCGTATAATCTATAATTACTTTTTTTAGAATAAGCTGCGTAATATAATTGGTCTTTATATTTTTTAATTAAACCTTCCTTAACTTCTATAGTGTTAGCGCTTTCACCAACTTTATCACTAGTTATATTAGTTCCTTGTGGTACAGCTATAGTACATATGTCTACAATATAATTGGTAAAACAATCATTATCTGATTGACCATCTTTATTATTATCAACACCATCTGTACTACCACAATCTATTTCACAAAACTTTTCTTTACCTTTTCCTTTCCTTCTTACTTTATATTTTAATAAGAACGAATATAACGAACCATTAACCCAATCATTATAGAAATCGAATTTAAACACATCTAATGCTTCAGCTAACGCTAATGCAATACAATTTACCCATCCAGCATCTCCAGTTGGTAATGTATCACCCCACTTATTGTAATTATTACTTCCTGGGAAATAGAACCCACCAGTATATTTTTCTTTTGTTTTTTTAAGACTTTCTTTAGCACCATTACCAGTATTTGCAGTATCACAACCAATACAGTATGGCTTACCAGTTTCATCTGCTGAACAAGATAAAACCATATAACCTATATAATCAATTAAACAACTAGGTACACTACGTTCCCTTATACAATCATCTTTTTTACCATTATCAAATGGATGTCTCAATTTACATACAGCACCTACTATCCAATTTAATAGTTTACAAATTGGACCCATAATAAATTTATTCAGAACATAAAAAACTGCATTAATAGCTGGTATCATAAATTGATTAATTAATTTAACTATGATAGCTATAATTTTAACAATGACACATAAAATAACAAATAATGGATTTAATGTCACATCCATTTTATTAAATGGGAATTGATTATTATTACCACCATTATCAACTTCTTTAATTGCTGTAAATGTTCTATGATTAGTAGCTCCACCCATTATAGTACTTTGAACTCTAGTAACATGGTTAGCTATACTATATATTTTATTCCAATGAAAGTCTTGGAAATGCTTATCTCTTGTATTTTCATCAAAATTATAATCAGAATCTGACCATGATGATGGGTTATGTGGTACTAGATATTTAGCTCTAGTTCTTATTCTTCCTTCACCACCAGTGGCATCCATACCTATCCTAAATCTAACTCTAGCTCTAGTAGGTATACCTTTATTAGGGTTATCTGATGGTATTAAATTACCAAATTCATCTGTAACAACATAATCTAAATTCATAGGTACTTGATAAGCCCATGTACCATTGTCATCAATTAATTGACCACCATTAACATCAAAACGTTCAGTTTCATTAAGGGGTGTTTTACGAATCATTTCAATAACACCAGAACCAGTTGTCATACCTTCTAATGCACCAACTTTTCTTCTAGGTTTACATCTTTTATTAACACTATTTTTATTATTATCACCAAATATACTACCTATGAATATCGCACTAGGTGTTATGTTTGTTGCTAAATCAACATCAAATCTAGTTATACCAATACTACATTGTTCGGTATCACCCCAAAAAGGTACAACATTAACACTACCATTTTTAGTTTTAATTTGTGATAATGTATCTAAATTTTCTGATTTTTTAAATTTACTTTTACTATAGAATTGAGTATCATTTGCACCTTCTCTAGCCATATCATATGGTTTTTGAGATGCTACACCTATATCTGATATATCTGCATCAACATGTATTAAATAAGAACCATTAGGTACACCAAAAAACATATAATCACCAGCAGTATTTGATACAGTAGTGTATTTATAATATTTACAATATATATCTAATGCTTCATCATTATCTTGAAATTCTCTTTTATTAAAGAAAGAACCAGTTTGAGTGAAACAATCATTTGTTGTTTCATTATTTTTAGGTAATAAATTATATCTATAACCATCTTGATTTTTATCGTCAATAGCTGAGTATGGATATAAACCATTTATTAATGGTTCAGCTTTATCTTCATCGGATATTGGTATAAATATAGATATTTTAGCGTTTGGTACACCAAAACCACTATTAACTGTAACTCTACCCACAACAACGCCATAGTCAGAACAAAATCGTCTATATGTATCTTCTTGAGATATCTTTAATGATAAAATTTCAATAAAATCAAACTTTTGATTTAATTCTATATTAACGACTTTAGTACCATCATTAGGCGTTGTTCTAATCCTTATAGTTTCGTTAGTCATTTATTTATTTTTTTTCTAATATTATTAGTTCTTCAATTTCGGTAATATCATCAACATCAGTTAATTCAAATTCATCATCGTCATCATCATCGTCATCATCATCGTCATCATCATCGTCATCATCACCATCTTTAGGTGTATATTTTTTAGTTAAAGTTACTAAAGACGATACTAAATCATTAGTGTTTAAATTTTTATTTAAAACCAAAAATTTAAATATCAAATAAATTACATATACATTCAATATTGGTAATCCTATGATTAAAGTTAATAAAAATGCAACACTTTTTACAATATAACTTACAACATGAACATGCCACATCTTTTTATTACTTGACTTAATACCACCTTCAGAAATTATATCTGATAAATTTTTATTCTTACAATTACAGCCCATGTTTAAATTATTTAATTTTTTTATTATAATCTATTATAATAAATTTAATAAAAAAATAAAGCTTAATTCCTTAAACAACAAATATGTTTGAAATAAAGTTATTTTACCCTCACGCGAACGTCCTTCTCTGGATTACGGATTTCGAACATCCCAACTGGGTCACCATATAACACATAATCACCTAATAAATCTATTTCCCTAGTTGTATTATCTAAATATGCTTGTGGAACTTCATGTGATGAATATCTACCTTCACCTACTTTATTAAACACTCTTAAATTGATTACATTCATAACTCCAGATACACCAGATATTTTTTCTAATAATTGACCCATATAGATATTTTCACCCATACCCCATTTATTAATATCAAAATATTTTGTAATTAAATCTATAACTTGAGCCATAACTTGGGCTTGTTGATAACCTTTATCTAAAAATAAATCAACTTCAAACCCAAGATTATATACTTTACCATTAGTTACTTCTATATAATCATTAAGCATTCTATAATCAGATAAATAAGTAGCGATATTTTCTTGTAACGTTGATGTAGATGTACTAGATATTCTAGAGTTAGCGTCTAAAGTGATAGTATATACTTTAATTTTATTTTGTTCTTCTAACACATTATATCTAAATGGTACACCATATTTGCCAGGCATTTTACCAATTAAAGTTTTATAATCACTAAGTGTTACAGCTCTATTTTGTGCTGAAAAATTATATTTAACTAAATTTCTAATTTCTTCAACTGAAGGCGCATCTTTACCACCAATAGCTGGTAGTGGATTAGTCACAGTTAAAGATTTCATAATAGCAGCATTAATTTTTGGTTCATTACCAGTAACGGATATAGTATGAGCACCCATTGATGTTAATACTGAACTACCTAAATTACTAGTAGCACCACCACCAGTCCTATATTTAATAAACATAGTCTTATTTGCTTCTGGGATTGCACCTAACGCCATATTATTAATAAAGTCACCCACCATATTAATTAGTGGTGTACTAACGTCTATATCACATAAACCAGTTACATCTTGTGTACCAGCACCAAATATAATTTTTAAAAACCCATTATCAGTGTATTCGGTTATATATTTATTACCTTTAGTTAATCTAATATATTTTCCAGCTTTTATACTTGGATTATCAGAATTTACAGTACCATCTGGAATGAATATAGTATCTCTAGCTAACGCATCTACTTCATACCATTGTCTAGCTTCATCATAGAACATAGTGTCTTCTGGAGCTCCAGCATAATTAGTACCATCTAAAAATATAATAGATTCAACTGATATTACATCATTTTCAGGTAATATAACAGTAAAAAATGGTTTGATATCATTAATTGTTGTAACTCTATTATAAATTTTAGTAACACCATTAACTACCATTTCTCTTTTAGTTATAGTATAATTAACAATTTTACTATCAGCATTATAATTAGGTATGATAGTTCTATTCGGAATACCACCTTCAGTGAATGGTTGAGAAAAGTCACATGAATGTAATAATTCAAACACTTTACCAGCGCCACTAACTTGAGCACCACTTCTTAATACTGGATAATAACTAGAATCTGGTGCATCACCTTTAACTGGTATTACAACTGAAAAATCACATATTGAAGCGGATGGTCTTAAATGAGGTATCCATAACCCAAATGTTCTAGCCATTGCCATAACTGAAGACCTTTCTTGAGCATAATCAATAACTAATTCTTGAGCCATTCTATTTGTATGATGCATCAACAAATCTGCGACACCAGCATTTAAATCGATTAACGCACCAGCAACAGTTGGTTCAGTTATGTTTTTTAAATCTGGGTAGTATTGTTTAAGAAAATTAAAAGATTCTTTTCTTATATCTTCAAAGTTACCAGCACTATAATTTAATCTATTTGCCATATAATATATTTTTTACATATTTATTATTAGTGTATCTGGTTGAGAATATAACCCATCAGTTGCGGTATAATCTATTTTAATTGTAACCATATATTCACTTAAAACACTATCTTCAATGATGATATCATTAAGTTGTAAATTGGGGATGAATTTATTAATCGCCTCGCTAATTTCTAACTTTAAATCAGTAATAGTTTTACTATCTTTAGGTTCGAAGATGTATTTAATTAAATTAGTACCAAATTCTGGCATCATAAATCTCTCACCCTTATTAGTTAACAATAAATGCATAAGACTAGACCTAACATCTTCAGAATCTGTAGTGGTCATATTTAAGTAATAACCTTTTGGACTTTCTTTGAAAGGAAAGTCAAGACTTATATTTGAATTTGCCATATTTAACTCTTTATAAATAAATATAATAATAAATTTTTTTTATTTATAAAGAGTTAAATAAAAAAGGGGAGCAATTGCTCCCCTTTCATTAATTATTATAATTTTTATGCGCTACACCCAAAACATTCGAATTGACTATCCTTTGGTTTTTCTGGAATAACTTCTTTTACCATATCAATAGCTAAATGTTTAGCTTTGTTTTCTACTGGTTGACTTCTTAAGTAATATTGTCCAGTTTTTAACCCTAATTTCCAACCTATAGTATGTGCTGTTGTTAGTTTACCAACTGTTGGTGTATCAAAAAATATATTAAGACTTTGTGATTGGTCGATAAATGGACCTCTTTCAGCAGACATTTCTATAAGTGCTTTTTGAGATATTTCCCAAACTGTTTTATATACATCTTTTACCTCTTGTGGTATTACTGGTATTTTTTGAATACTACCTTCATTTTTAATCAATTCATTAAGTATGTCTCTATTCCACAACCCTAATTTTTCTAAATCTCTAACTAAATGTTTATTTACCATCGCAAACTCACCACCAGTTACTTTACGTACATATAGGTTTGATGTAAATGGTTCAAATGCTTCATTAGAACCGATTACACGAGCTGAACTAGCTGTTGGTGGACAAGTTGTTACAAGAGAGTTTCTAACACCATATAAAAGGATGTCTTCTCTTAATCCATACCAATCATGCATACCGCTTAACGCATTTTCTTTAACACCCCACATTTCCCACTGGAAAATACCTTTAGAGATTGGTGAACCCTCATAATGTGCATATGTTAATCCACTTTCTTTTGCTAAATCACATGATTGTCTCAATGCATTGAAATAAATAGTTTCAAATATATTTTGATTTAATAATCTAGATTCTAACGATACAAATGGTAACTTTAACATAGCATAAACATCTGCTAATCCTTGTATACCAATACCTAAAGCTCTTTGTTCTAACCCACCTTTTCTACCTTCAGCTGTTGAATATTCATTTACTTCTACAGCAACGTTTAATGATTTGGTGATAGAACGTACAACACGACCTAATTCAATAAAATCATAATTACCATCTTTAATAAATTTTTGAACTGGTATAGATGTAAGTGTGCAAATAGCTGTTGTTTCTTTATCAGTTACTTGAACTATTTCTGAACATAAATTACTAGAATGAATAACACCAAAATTCTTATGATTAGATTTTTCATTAACATGGTCTTTATAACACATATAAGGCATTCCAGTTTCAATTTGTGATTCTAGAATCTTAAGCCATAAATCATGTGCTTTAATCTTTACGCCTATACCCATTTCTACAGCTTTATTATACTCAGCTTCATATTCATCACCATAAATTTCATAAAATGGTTTTAAACCAGCTATTTTTAAATCGTGAGGACAAAATAAATACCAATCATCATTTGATTCAACAGCTCTCATAAAATTATTAGGTATCCAAAGTGCTGTAAATAAATCACGAGCTCTAAGACTTTCATCACCAGTTTTCTTTCTGATGTCTAACACATCAAAAACATCTTTATGCCATGGTTCTATGTAAATTGCACATGAGCCTGGTCTTTTACCCCTTTGATTCCAAAATCTCAAAGCTTCATTTATTACTTTTAAATATTTTAAAATACCACCAGCTTTACCATCTGAATTACCAACATTGGTTTCTTTAGAACGTATATTAGACACAGCTAACCCAATACCCTCAGCTTTTGATGAAGATATAGATAAACGACCTAACATATTTAATAGTCCTTCAGTTGAATCATCTGGAACAATAGATAAATTACAAGATGCAATTTGAGCAATTGTTGTTCCGATATTTATTTTTATTGGTGTTGCTGGTGATTCTTTTTGTTCACTTAAATCATTATATTTTTCAATAAAGTCAACATCATTATTTGTTAACATAAGTGCAACTCTAACATACATATGTTGTGGTCTTTCTATCACATTACCATTTGGTAATTTCAATAAATAAATGTCTTTTAAAGAGCACCACCCAAAATAATCAAATTGATAATCTTTATCATAATTGATAATCGATTCAATCAATGTAATATTTTCTTTCACTTTATTATAATATATTTCACTCAATAACCCAGCACTATACATTTTTTTGGTTGCTTTCATGAAGTTATCTTCAGTTTCTTTATGTAACTTACTAATAGCTATATTTGCTGCCAATTTAGAATAATCTGGATGATTCATAGCTAATGATTCAGCAACAACTGAAATCAAATCATCTAATTCATTTGTTGTCATATTATCAGCTAACCCTTGAGTTACTTTAATAAATACTTCATCAGAATTAACTTTTAACCCTTCCGCTTGTTTTTTAATTCTAGTAAGTATTCTACTAGGATTAAAATCAATTTTATTTCCGTTTCTTTTTAATACTTGCATATCTTATATATTAAATTTCTTCATCAAATGATATTGGACCACTTAAATCAGCTATTTTGTATTCTGTAGAACGCCCCTCAAAGAAGTTCTGTTTTGTTTTCAAAGCAATTTGATTCATAAATTCAAATGGATTCTTTGAATTAAATTCTTTCTCACAATTAAATTGAGCTAATAACCCATCAACAACAAATTCTAAGTATTGTTTCATTAAATCAGAGTTCATACCAATAAGTGATACTGGTAATGATTCTGTAATGAATTCTTTCTCAATCTCTAATGCTGATAATAATATCTCACGAATTCTATCTTCTGTTGGTTTATTTACCAAGTGATTATTAACCAAATGAATTGCGAAATCACAATGCAAAGCTTCATCACGAGATATAAACGCATTTGTGTCACAAAGACCTGGCATCAAACCTCTAGACTTCATATAGAATATACTACAAAAAGAACCAGAAAAGAAAATACCCTCAACAGCTGCAAATGCAATAAGTCTTTCAGCAAATGATTCTGATTCAATCCATTTTAAAGCCCACTCAGCCTTTTTCTTTACTGGTGGCATATATTCAACTGCTTTGAATGCTTTATTGCGTTCATCGATGTCTTTGATATACGTATCGATAAGTAATGAATACATATGACTATGAATATTCTCCATCATAACTTGAAAACCATAGAAAAACTTAGCTTCAGTATATTGAACTTCTTTTAAGAAGTTCTCAGCCAAGTTTTCATTTACTATACCATCAGATGCTGCAAAAAAAGCTAATACATTAGTTATAAAAAAACGTTCATTATCAGTTAGTTTATTATTCCAATGGTCAATATCTTTTGATAAGTCAACCTCTTTTTGTGTCCACATAGCTTCTTGAGCTATTTCGTAATACTCAAATAAATCTTGGTGTATTATAGGGAATAATACAAAACGATTTTCGTTTTCTTTTAATATCGGTTCAACTACCGTTTTTTCACTGTACATAATTTTTTTATTATTTTTACATTTAATTATTAGTAAAAACTTTTTTTAGTTTATATAATAATTATCTGAAATTTTAGTTAAATTTTAATCTCAATGTTATTTTTTATTTAATTATTCTCCCTAGCTTTTAAACCAGCATCCATTAATGAGTTAACCTTATTCATAGCACTAGTTTTCTTATTATTTTTTAAATTACTAACTGATATAGCATTATTATTTTTTGAATTCATTTCAATTTGGATTGTACCATTATTGAAAACAATATCTTCAAATACTAAACCATCTTTACCAAATCTAGACTTTAATATAGCCATATTAGCTGTACCGTTTTCTTTTTGCTCTAAACTTTTAGCTATAGATACTATAAAGTGACCTATCTGACCTTTTTTAATAGAACCGCCCATTTGGTCTGATTCAACTATAGTTGAAGAAATTGCCGAACGGTTACCTTGAACAGCGGTCCATCCAGCCATTTCAAGTTCAGATAACATAGATTCAAATTCACGCATAACTTGACCTTCACCTACATTTACATCATCTACTTTTTTAGATGGTTGAACACAATCAATATAATCTAACATTATAATATCTGGTCTAAATCCACTAGCAATTTGTTTTCTAATGTATTGTTTAATAGTAGTTATAGTAGTGTCTGAGCTTGGGAATTTCTTAAGCTTTAATTTACCAGTACTAGCTTTAACTTTTTCTAAAGTTTCTTTAATTTCTTCTTTATGTTCACCTAAGTCACTTAAATTAATACCAGTCCAACATGCTATATGTTTTCTTTGTATAACTTTAGGCATATCTTCGAAAAATATTTGTAATACATTATACCCTTCATTATAAGCATGGTTTGCCATTTTAGTGAACATAGTTGTATTATGAGTTACTATAAAGTCATCAGTGACGTATAAATGTTCATTATTATCGACCATAATACATTGTGCTTCTTCATCATGAGAATATTCAATAGAAGTTATAAATTTATTATTACCATATTTTGTTCTAGGTGTGAAATTTTTAACCTTTCTACCGCATAAAGCTGGTATTACACCATTATCGGGAAAACTAAAACTTATTCTATAATATATCTTAGTATTTATAACTATACCATTCTTTTTATATTTACCTTGAGTTGGTTTAATACTTATTCTACCACCTAACGATAAAACCAATTCTTTAATGTTTTCAGACATTTCTTTAGATACTGTACTAATTTCAACGGTATGTTTATGTATGTAACCATCAGTATCCACCAACCCTTGTAATAACCTAACTCTATCTTCTACTGATGAATATAAATAATCTTTAGGTATAAATTTATCACTCGAACCACACCCATATAAATTTAATCTAATTAAGTCATTTTTAATCCCTAATAAAGAAGCTTTATAAATTGAACGTTTTTCCAATACTAATTCACCGTTTATTTCTTTTTCAACTGTTCTGAATAACTCAGTTACTGATACATTATCATAAACTCTTTTAACTTCATTGATAATATCAATATCTTTATTTACAAAATTTGGTTGATTAGAAGTAGTAATACAACCATCACCTAAAATTACACCTAATAAATAAGGTTCAACTATTAAGTCTTTTTTATTGAAATTGACTGGTTCAACATTTGGTATTTTAAAATTATATCGTTTACCATTCCATACCTTTGTCTTACCAATCATTTCACTAGTACTTATAGTTTTAAAACTATTATCCGAAGGTAAGCTAACGTATTTACCATTTTTCTTAGTTGACCTATTTCTTTGATTGATAGTGTTAACTGACCAAAGATGTTCTTTATCACATAGAGCACTAGTACTATCATTGAAACTAACCCTATAAATCGGTCTAATACCTTGTGGATACACACCAATAACTTTTGTTGCATTACCATCTCTAGAAATAACTTCGGAACCAATTTTAATATCCCCCATTTTAACCCATCCGTTAGGTGTTAAAACATTAGAACTTAATGGTTGCGCTTTTCCAATACCGAATGCTGCGAGTATAACAGCTAATTCACCTTTAGCTAAACCACCACCCATTATAGTATCTAACCCAGAAATTCCAGTTGGTATTGGGTTTCTATAATCATCATCTAATACATCATCTATGTTTTCAAAAATTTCAATACTATCATCTTTGTTATCACCCTTGTCAAGTGCTTTTCTTAAAATATTTTCACAACTATCATATTCATCAAGTCTACCATTAGTGATAATCACATCGATTTCTTTTATAGCTTTTTTAAGTTCTTGTCTTTTACAAAACTTCATAGCAGTTTCTTGAACGTATAAAGTATCGTTTAATGTAGCTTTTTCGATTTTAGCAAATTGACCATTAAAAAAATTAACTTCAACTTCTGTAGTATTTTTTTCAAAAACCCTAGATTTAAGACTACCTAAATCTGGTATTGCTTCATGTTTATCATAAGCATTTTTAATTTCTGCAACAATAATTTTTAAATAATTATCTTTAAAATAATTTGGTTCCAATATGTCGATAATCGATGTACCGAATTTTCTATCAGTAATCATCTGTAAAATCAATCTTTGTTGAAAATCATCTGTAAGATAACTTAAATCTTCTTTGTTAACTTTAGCCATAAATTATTATTTTTTTTTACAAATATAAGTTTTTTTTTAAATAAAACAATTATTTAATAATAATAAAAAATAATTGTTTTATTTATTTTAATTACAATTCAATATCAGCGTATTGTTTAGTGACTTTTTTAAGTGTAAACGTATTTGTGATTGAATCAATAATTTGTGGTATAATTTTACCAATATGTAAACCCTTTCTAGCATATGGTTGAAAAACATTACCAGTGAACATACTTCTTGCAACTACTTTTTCTTGTACAGCAATCTCAAAGATATAGTTATGTTCAGTTTCATAAATATTTTTAACGTCATTTGGATTAGTATATGGATTATATGGGTTGTAATTATTCCAAGCTATATTTTCACATATCTTTTTTAAGAACATTGGTATTAAACCCATATTACCATAATTACTAGTACCAGTTAACTCATCCATTAATTCTTTTATTTCAAAAGAGTTTAATACATTTTTATTAAAATCACCACTTTTATCTGAATCAATACTAAAATATCTTTTACATACGATATTATCATTAGTGTAAAGTGTGAAGCTAAATTTTTGATTAGCATACTGCGGTCTTGCAGTTGTTTCTGTTTGAGGTTTTGTAATCATATTATTTATATTATTTAATTAAACTTTTATTATTTTCTCTAACCATTAATTTTTTAAATGGCATAAAGTAATCTTCAATATTATTTTTTATTTTATCTTGCATACCGTCTTCTTTAATATACTTGTATACATTTTTGATATCTCTTCCTTCTGGGTTTATTGGTAAGTCTATTAAGTCATTAACACTTTCAATAGCATTCTCAGTTAATAACGGAGTAGTTAAATTAACTAAAAGATTATTTATCTTATATAAATCTGTACCTTGTATTCCATCAGTAATTCCATCGTAAATATTAGTTAATATTTGTAATGGTTTCTTTTTCTCGTCTATCCTTTCATTTTGTAATATTTTTGATTTGTTAATAACTTGTTCAATTGTTAATACCTTATCCTTTATCTCTGGAAAATGCTTTAACAACGTATCTAAACCTAATCTTTTAACACCCTTAATTGAATCACTATTATCACCACAAAGTATTTTAGTTAATGCAGAATTTTCTAACTTATATTTAAAATGTTTATTAAAATTTTCTTTTGTAACATATGTTTTTAAATCACACATATAAATTTTAACTTTATCATTTATAAGTTGACATAAGTCTCTATCACTAGTAATAATAGTTATACTTTCATTATTAAGTTTGTTATTACAAATATAGGCAATAAAATCGTCAGCCTCAACTATTTCATCCTCTAATTGTCGAATAAATAATTCTTCAAGGTATTTTTTAATACGTATTTTCTGATTTAACTCATTTTCATCGATTGGCATGGTTCCATGCTCATAATCTTTTCCTCGACCACTCTTGTAATCTTTGTAGATGTTGTATCGTAATTTTCCACTATACTTACCATCCCAAAAAACATATACTCTATGGTATAAGTCTTCTTCCATTATTTTTCTTAATACAGTAATAAATTGGTAAAGACCCCCAATGTGTTGACCATTGGGGTTATATTCATCTTTTGCACCAATCATGCCTCGCTTAAATAAACTATTACCGTCAACAACTAAATAATTTACCTCTTTAATTCTTTCACCGTTTCTTGGTGGCATTCTGTTCATATTGAACTTTTTAAAAATTAATACTAACTTCTTTTGTCTTCCTCATTTAATTCACCTTCTTCTTCATCGTATTCAATTGTAGTGTTGAAATCAACATTTAGTGAATCATGAATAAACTGACGATGTTCTTTTTTATATTCATCAAGTTCATCTGGATTTACATATCCATGTGGCGTTGAAGCTATTTCACCTTGTCTTTCGATACCAGTTACGTGATTTTTCTCACATTTTATTTTAGCTCTTGTACCATATTGGAAATCATGACCCAATGCTGTTGCTTTCAATTTAGTTGTACCATGTGTTAATATACCACCAATATGTACAATTATTCTAGCACTAAAGAACATGAACTCACCACCTTTATGTCTAACAACAGTACCATTCATATTATCCAACCAAATCTTTTGAACACAAATAAATGTATTCGTAAATTTACTTTCAACATCTCTACTAGATGGAATTTTAAAGTTAACAATAGATTGAAATGCATTCATTGAACCAGCGTTCCATTGATTATTAGCTGAATTTGATGTAGCTGATTGATAACCATTAAGTGTTCCAATTGAATCCCATAAAAAACAAATATTTTTATTTAATTCACCATCTTCTTGTTTTTGAATCATTTGGTTAATAAATAATGCTACATCTTCAATAACTGGTTCGTTTCTTGTTGGTTTAGTAGCCATTTTACTTTCTTTATGGTTATAGTTTTTATAACGAGTATATAAATCCTTACTCTTAACTAATAAGAACCCATCTGGTTTCTCAGTAATCTCACCAGTTTCTTCATTAACAACTTCTTTGAACTTAACCCCAACCATTTTAGCATGCTCATTGTTCCAGTTACCTTCAGTTTCAATTACAATTGGGAAGTCACCTATTTTTTGCGCTCCTACTATCGCCTCATAAAACGCGGTGGATTTTCCAGTATTTGAATAACCTCTTACAAGACTTACGAATCCACGTGGAAAACCTGGTAATTTTAAAGCGTCATGCCATCCTTTTGATAATGGAATCCAAGTTAAATCTTTATCTGTAGGTGCGCTATTAAAATTTTCAGATTCTAAAAATGAATCTAAATCAAAATCTGTTTTTTCAATCCCAACTTTTTTTGGTGCTACTTTTTTAGTCATATATTATTTATTTAATTAATTACATTATTTTACATTAAAAAGGTGACCCTAAAGTCACCTTCTAATTTATTTGATTTTAAAATGGTAGGTCATCGTCCTCATCTTCATCATTAGCAATAGCTTTAGCTTTTGTAGTTGTTTTTGCAACTGACTTAGCCTTTACTTCAGTTGGTGTTTCAGTTGGTGTTGGTAAATCAGAATCCATATCAAATTCATCTTCAATACCATCACTTTCTTTTTCTTCCAAAGATGATTTCGCAACCCATTTATTTTCTTCTTTACTCCACATAGGGATTTCATTTTTAACTACAATCGCTAAATAATCATAATTTCTTAATGAATAAACATCTTCCCAAGTTCTAACATCGGTTGTCCATGTTTCTAGATTAGTTTCATCAGTAGTAAGTGGTGTACTTTCTAAAGCGTATCCAATTGTAATTGCATTACCTTGAGCACCTTCTTTAATAGTTACAATTAAATCTCTACCACTATTAGCATCTGTAATATCGTGACCAGCATCTTCGATTGCACTCATGATTTTATCATAAGAACCATCTTTTTTGTAATTATGCTTAATTCTCCAAAATTTAATACCATCAGCTTCATTATCTCTATCAATAACTTTAATGATGTAAAACTTTCTAGCTGAAAATTCTTTAGCTAATTCTTTTTCTTCTTCACTTCCACCAGAAAGTAGAACTTCTCTAGCTTGGCAAAATGGACATTCTTCATTTTTCTCATGTTTCAAACATGGAAATGTTTTCCATTGACCATCTACTTTTTTAACATGTCCATACATGACGTTAAAAGATGTTTTTTTACCTTCTTCTGGAGGTAAGATTCTAATTCTTTTCTTTACCGAAGTCACACCTTTAGGTAACATAGTATTAAAATAGTTTTTTAAGTCGTACTTGTTGTCAGACTTTTTAGTACCGCCAGTTTTGTGTGAGTCTTGGTACTGTTGCATCATTTCTTCAAAAATTCCCATGATTTTTTATTTATATTTGTTTATTAATTACTAATTGTTTGTTCTACAAATATAGTTAAAATAATTTAAAAGTAAAGGATTTTATTAATTATTTTTAAACTTTTTAAGTATGATTTATAATAACTTTTACAAATATAGTAACTAACATTGAATAAAACAACAAAAATATAATAAAAATAAAAAAAGAGGGTATTTAACCCTCTTTTAACTTAAACTATTAATTTATTAATTAATTAATTTCTTCTTCTTCGTATGGATTTTTATTAAATGATTGTTTAATTTGAGTCGCATCATAATTATCAACATCATCATTAGTTAATGTATAATTACCTTCTTCATCTTTTTCTTCATCATCATCCTCACTATATGGTGAATCTTGTTTATCATTCCAAAAATCAGATAATTTAATGTTATAAGGATAAGAATCCATAGAACGTAAACCAACTTTTTCGTCTGGTGTAGGCATTCTTTTTTCTAATTCTTGTTCTAACCCATCAATTTTAGTACTAATTTGTGACATTGATGTTAATTGATTTTCTAATTGGTCGACCATAGTCATTAACCTTTCGATTTTAGCATTAGCTTCATCAGCACTAGCTTTAGCTTCTTGTGAACCTTTAACTAATTCAGTAACATCTAAATCAACTGATTCATCACCCATTGCAGCATCTGCTGGTATTGTATCATCAACTGGCATGGTGTCATCCATTGGTATACCAGCATCTGTTGGTTCATTTCCCATTTCTGGTATTGGTGGTCCAGCATCTAGTGATGGGTCTGGCATATCTTCTGGCGCAATTTCACCTTCTGGTGCTATCGCATCATCTACTGGTGCTTCTGGTATTGCTGGGTCAGTTTCTTCTTCTTCAGCTTCTTCAACTTGGGAACCAAAAATTAATTTAGTTTTATCTGTACCCTCCTCTGGTTTGTATTCATTCATACCATGAAATTTACTTTCACTAACCGATTTTTTACCATCATAGAAGTCATAGTTAAGTAATTTATTAAATTTACTTAATTCTTCATTTAATAATTGTTTTTTATCTTTATTCATAACACCTATTAGATTAATAATTGTCTACCGTCTTCAGTAACTATTTTTTTATTGATTTTTTCAACTAATTCTTTAGGTTCATATATTTTACATTCACCATCAGTACATTCATTTTGATTTAGAAATGAATCTAATTCATTTTCCAAATTTTTGTTGTTTTTATCATTATTCATAATACAAATTTTTATTATCTTATTTATTTAATAATAAATATCTATATTTTATTAAAAAATACGTTTTATGTTGTATATTATTAATTCATTGTTATTGGTCAATAACATTTTATTTTGAAAAGTACTCCAATCT